ATAGTGGATATACCTTATTACCAACAAATGGGTATAATTCAACATATGGAACTGATTTCACAAAGTCAGAGCAAGAGAATTTTAGAATTATATGGGGTATCGGAACGTCGGACACTAAAGAAATTGATTATAGTGGATACACATTACCAACTTCTTATGAATATTTTAAAACGACAGATTCAACTGATAACTATTCGTTGTCAACAAATTATAGAAAAGTTGTTGATTTAATCGCAACATTCAAACCAGATATTTTAGATGTGTTTGAACAAGCGTTTTTAGATTTTTCAAGTGAAAAACTTAATGAAGAAATATCATATTCACCATATGATGTTACCTATTCTAAATTTCAAGATTTGTTAAAGAAAATATCTTCCGTATCTAAACCTAATTCTGATATTGGGTTATATTCTACGGATAAAACAAAATTTATTAGGGAAATTAAAGATAGACAAATAAGGGAACTTGTTATTTTAACGTCACGATTACTTTCACCGGAGAATCTTGTAAAAATCACTTTAAGTAACCCAAGAGAAATCGATAATTATGTTCTGGGCGGGTTTACTGGTATTAATGTACAGAATTTCTCAACAGACTTGTATCCTGGGTCACTAACAACACAAATGGAGGATGATATTAGACTTTATCTTGGTGAAAATCTTGATGGAAATGAGTATTATAAAGATTTCTTTGATGTTATGGACATTTATCCGAGTGAGGATAACATAAAACAATTCAGACAAATTATTTACATTTATGCGGGGTTAAGGGCAACTGGTCTTTCATACGGAGATTTAACAAAAGAAACTCTTGTCACTCATCTGAGAAATGAAATAATATCCCCATCTATACCTACAACAGGACCAAAAGCAACAGATGCGTCAAGAAGAATTGGTGGAATGGATGTTCGACTAAACAATTATTTAGATCATTTAATCGAAAGAATTCAAAAGGATTTGGTAACCTCATCAGTTGCTGATAGAGCAACTAAAACAAGGGGGTATAATGACGACCCTGTTAAATTAGAATTATATAATTATTTTAAATCTTTTAATGATAAATGGACTGCGGGGAATTCAATTGGGCAAAGAACCTTATTAGAAGAATTTTTATTTTTAGATAAAGCAAATAAGGATATTGGTAATAGTCTTTTTATCGATATGCAAAGGTTAAGTAATTTAAATGACGATAAAAATAGTAACATTAATTTATTTAGTCTAATTGTTTTACTTACTAAAGGTTCAGGAATTGATATTAGAGCATTACCAGCATATGTTAATTTTTATGGTACTAATTTCACAAACACAGCAAAAAGAATTCCGTCTAAAAATTTAGCACAATCAATGTTTGGAGCATATCTTGATGTAGACCATCAGGACGCATCACCAAAAATTATTCTGCAATATACTGGACCAACATCGAAACACCCAGAATTAGAAGACATAAATAAGAAATACAAATATAAAAACGATGGGTTTGATATCGGTAACGTAAATAATAACCCAATTATTGTTGCGCCAGATGTATTCACCAAGACCGATTTCAGTAAATCAAATAAGGTGGTGGCTTTCGAGGTGAGTTTTGGTGATCAAAACCAATCAATTTTTAAAGGAATAGAGTTAGACCAAGCCACATTAAAAAACACATCAGAATCTTTTGAAGTAATAGAAAGGTTAGGAAGAAACGAAACTGGATCAAGCACATCACAAATCGATATTGGATTGTTTAACATATATAGGCAATCATCATACCAATGTACAGTTACGGCAATGGGTAATTTGATGATCCAACCAACCATGTATTTCTATATTAAAAATGTACCATTATTTAGAGGGTCGTATTTGATCACAGAAGTAAAGCACAACATTAAAACAACAGGGATTGAAACGGTTTTTAAAGGTACACGAATACCATCAGAATCCTTACCGAATCCATCTGATTCATTTCTTGCAAGCTATCGACCATTGTTCGATAGGTTAATAGGGCGAGCTCGAGCAATAGTAAATGAAGAAACCCGGGTATTATCCGAGAGTTCAGGTACAGAAAAAACGGTGGTTTATGGTACTGAAAGTTATACTTTTGATCCAGGTACAGTTAAAGTTAGTGGTGAAAAGATTCTCGATGAAGTGGGAATGACTAATTATGGAATACCATATAATGGAAAGTACAGTGAAAAGTATATCCAAATGGTAAAATATCGAATAAATGTAGATTCAGAATATAGAGAAGTTCGTGATAAAGGGTGGTTACGAGCGGTTGCGGTTCTTATGGGAGGTCCAAATTATCCGATAGATGATAAGACGGTTATGAACATCATATCGAATCTCACATTTGGTGAGACAGGGGTGCCAAGAAATATAACATGGGGAGACATTAAACATCTATCCGCTTCCCAATCATTCTATTCATCTAAATTTTTGTTGAACGGTTCAACACCACTAAAATATGTGACACCAGATATAATTCACCACGATTTTAGGGTAACAGAACTTTTAAATCCACGACTTGAAGATAAACAATATAAATCCATAATCACAATACCAAATAAAACTAATTTCATAAGTAATATTTATGAAGGTCCAATTAATGTCGGACCAGCGATAAATGGGTATGGTATCGGAGTGTCGGAACAATTAAGACAGAGATTAACTATAAAAGACGGTCAAGTGGTGTATTTCAGGATGTCATAGTGAAATTAACAAATTACTTGATATTTATATAAAAAACAAATTCTATGGAAGACACAAATAAGGTATTAGATACATTTCTTGATAATACATATGTAAAAGAGGTATCGGAAGATGGAAACGAACAAACTGTATGTAATAGAGAAACTGGGGAATGTTATGTAATTAGGTCAAAAGACGGATTAGTTGAACGGATCAATAAAAAATACGTTATCGAAGACGGTAGACAATTATTACAGGATTAAAATGGAAAAAAAGAACTTAAAAACCGACATCGGACTTGCAAGGTTCAGGGAAATAAATAGGTACGCGGGTAATCTTCTTAACGAGCAGGCGCCACCTCCCCCACCAGCTGAAGATCCGAACGCAGTACCACCTCTTGAGGACCCAAACGCAATCCCACCAGCTCCTGGCGGAGAAGAGGGAGCAATTCCCCCACCACCAGGTGAAGGTGAAACATTACCACCAGAAGGTGAATTAGATCCTGGCGCAATGGAAGCAGATCCGTCAGCTGAAGATGATACGACTGAGGAAATGGATGTGACCGATCTGGTTAACATGGTAAAAGATGTAAAGAAACAATTGGACACACAATCTCAAACCGAAGATCCTGCCGAAGTTCAGAAAATGGATGACATTTTTACGAAGTTAGGTGAGTTGGAAGGTAAATTGGGTGAAATGGATAGTGTTTTAGCAAAAATAGATCAGTTAGGTGCTCAAATTGAAGCTTCCAAACCTAAAACCCCAGTTGAAAAACTTGAAATGAGATCAATGGACTCATATCCATTTAACGAAAAACCAAGCGAATTCTTTCAACAAAAACAGGAAGAGATGAGAAAAACGGGAAAAAACGAGTATGTTTTAACAAAGGGTGATGTAGAAAACTATGGGAAATATGATATGATGAAGTCATTTAACCCATCAACAGAGAATTTATATTAACACTTTTACAGCCGTATACGGCAACGGAATAACATAGGGCGGCGCCCACACAACAGGATGAAAAGATATTTTTTACATATATTTTAAAAATAAGTAAGGCGTGATTTTGTTATCACGCTTTTTTTATTTATATTTCATCTACTAATGTGTGATAAAATTAAATTATATGGGTAAAAAATTAAATGTGGTTGATTTATTTTGTGGGGCAGGGGGATTAAGTTATGGATTTTCAAAAAGTCCAAATTTTAATTTGATATGTGGAATCGATAATGATGTTAATATGACCACAACATATGAAAAAAACCATCCTGGCACGAAGGTGTTTACAATAGATGTGACAGACTTAACTCGTGACTATTTCGAAGAAAACACAAGTTATAAAGTTGATGATGTTGACATAATTGTTGGGGGTCCCCCATGTCAGGCTTATTCAACCCTTGGTAGGGCAAAATTATCTACGAATGGAAGAGACATATTGGATGATCCGAGAGGAAAATTATTTCAGGAATATTATCGTCTTTTACAATTATTTAAACCCAAATTTTTCATTTTTGAAAATGTTCGAGGGTTATTATCTATGGGTAAAGGTGAATTGGTAAACCAAATCGTTGAAATCTTTAAAGACTTAGGGTATGATGTACAACTACCTGTTTTAAATGCAAAAAATTACGGAGTTCCGCAACATCGGAACAGAATAATAATTACGGGTACATTAAATAAAGAGAAAAAATTTGAGTACCCGAAACCAACCCACGGAGATAGTCCGTTATTACCATATGTGACATTTAGGGACGCAACATCCGACTTACCAGAGATTGGACAGAATGAGTCGGCGGACTATTATGCGTCCGAACCCAAAACGGAATACCAAGAATGGCTTAGAAAAGATTCATCAGATGTTTTGACTGAGCATAATTACCCCAAAAATAGTGATAGACTGGTCAATTTTATGAATATAGCTATTGAAGGGGGGTCAATAAAGGATTTTCCAGAAGAGATAAGACCAAAAATATCGTTTAATAATAGTTACAGTCGTTTATGGTGGGACAAACCATCGACAACTATTACAAGTAATCTAGGATCGCCCTCTTCAGCAAGATGTGTACATCCATCATCATGTAGAGCTCTAACCACTAGGGAAGGTGCAAGACTACAATCATACCCAGACGATTATATTTTTGTTGGAAGTAGAGGGTCAAAAAATCTCCAAATTGGAAACTCTGTCCCACCATTATTAGCTGTTGCATTGGCCGACAGTCTATCAGAATATTTTAATTACTAATGAATTTAGAAAAAATACGAAAAAAGAACAATGTTGTTTTAAAAGTAGACGCAGTTAAATTACTTATAGAATCATTCAATATTACGATTGAAGATGTCTTAAAAAATTATGAAGGAGAAAATTTTAGAGATACGGAAATATCAAAGAAAGAAGTGTTTCATCAAGTATTGAGTGATACATTATCAGAAACAAATCGAGATTACTTGAAAATAATGGGAAATCTGTCACATCATAGAGATGGGAGAACACCTGTTGAATATTGTAAGAATTTAATATATGGATGGCTCTCTGAAGATGTGGTTCTAACAACAGTCCAATTAAAAAGTATTCCTGTAAAATTATATGGAACAGACAATGTCCGAGAATTTTTATTAGCAAGTGAGATAACCACAGAACCCGATCTTGAAATAGGAACAGGTGAAAATACCAGACTAGTGGAGGTGTTTTGTGATTGGAAAGGTTCTTGGGAAAAATATAGTCATGCAGATTTAAGGGATAATAAATATAAAAGATTGGTTAATGAAAATTCACTCTTATTAGGGTTATCTCCAGTTTCTGGAAAGGGGTTTTTATTAAATATGTCCGACGAGACCCATGGGTTTTATAGTAATAAAGTATATGGTTATCATGGGAAAAAAGGTTATACATGTGATAGGATTTCAGAATTCATTAAACCTATGGATGAGGTATTAAAAGATCTTTATGATTATTTTATATAAAGTTTTGAATTGTTATTTTTTTTAGTTATATTTTGAATACAATAAATACGTTTTATAAACAATTAAATTTTTAAAAATTATGGGAACATTTGAAGCAGTACAAGCTCAGTACGAAAAGAACAAAAACGCCGGTGGCGGGAGCAAATTTCAGAATCAAGAAGAAAGAATGAAGAAGTATTTCACCACAATTTTACCGCAGGGTAAAAGGGAGGGTGAAAAGAGAATTAGAATTCTTCCAGCAGCAGATGGTGGAAGTCCATTTGAAGAGGTGTATTTCCACGAAATTCAAGTAGATGGAAAATGGCTTAAATTATGGGATCCGAAACAAGAAGGAAAACGATCACCATTAAATGAAGTGAAAGATAGTCTTGAAGCGACTGGAAGAGATGAGGATAAAGAACTCGCCAGATCATACAGGGCTCGTAAATTTTACATTGTCAAAGTTATTGACAGAGATTTGGAAGAAGACGGACCTAAATTCTGGAGGTTCAAACATAACTCCAAACAGGAAGGAATATTTGATAAAATATTTCCGATATTCCGTAGCAAGGGTGATATTACCGATCCACAAACTGGTAGAGACCTAATCCTTACCCTGACATTGGCGAAATCCAATAACGGTAAAGATTATACCTCAATTAGTTCAATTATTCAGGAAGATCCGTCAGTATTACACGCAGACGCTGAAACCACATCAAACTGGATCGAAGATTCATTGGTATGGTCAGATGTTTATGCAAAGAAAACTGAAGATTACCTTGAAATGGTAGCGAACGGTGAAACCCCAAGATGGAGTAATGAAAAGAAAGGATGGGTTTCAAATTCAACGGCGGAAGAAACTATTGGTGGTGATTCATCAGCAGCGGTAACATCCCCTGATATTGACCCACAGGATGATGAGGAACCAGGTGAGGATCTTCCGTTCTAGTAAAACAATCTACCGATTATCTTCCGATTCTTAATGGATCGGAAGATTCTTGGTGGTTTAATAAAAGAAGTTAACAAAACATAGTATGGCAGCGATCAAAAAGAAAGACTTTTCATCAATCAAATCAAAATATTCACAAGAAGCATCATTCAAATCCGATAGGTTTTTCGATTTAGGGGATGCCTTTCTCGATGCTTGTGGTGTACCTGGACCAGCTATGGGTCATTTAAATATGTTCCTGGGTCACTCAGACACGGGGAAAACAACAGCGTTAATAAACACAGCGATTGACGCTCAGAAGAAAGGTATTTTACCTGTATTCTTAATTACAGAACAAAAATGGACATTCGACCACGCAAAACTCATGGGATTAGATTGTGAGAAGGTGGTTAATCAAACAACTGGTGGGTCTGATTGGGATGGTTTTTTCCTTTTCAATAATCATTTTGACTACATTGAACAAATTACGGACTATGTAAATGATCTATTAAATGCTCAGGAAAAGGGTGATTTAGATTACGATTTGTGTTTCCTATGGGATTCGGTCGGGTCAGTACCTTGTAAAATGACATTTGAAGGTAAGGGTGGAAAACAACATAACGCATCAACATTAGCAGACCGTATTGGAATGGGTCTGAATCAGAGAATTACCGGATCAAGAAGAACAGACAAAACACATACAAATACATTGGTTATTGCTAACCAACCATGGGTTGAACTTCCAGATAATCCATATGGACAACCAAAAATTAAAGCAAAAGGTGGTGAAGCGGTATGGCTTAATTCTACTTTAGTTTTCTTATTTGGAAATCAGAAAAATGCTGGTATCACTAAAATATCAATCCAAAAAGATGGTAGAAAAGTGAAAATTGCAACCAGAACTAAGGTGAGTGTTATGAAAAACCACGTTAATGGTTTGGGATATGAAGATGGAAGGATTTTAGTGACAGCACACGGGTTTATGAAAGGAAGATCCGACACAGATGAAAAGAAATCAATCGAAGAGTACAAAAAATCCGCAAGTGATTATATTGTCGAACGTCTGGGCGTCCAATTGGATGATGATGTGAAGATAGTAATGGAGGCAGGGGACGAGTAGGATGGACGAATTAGATGAGAGAGAAGAGGTGTTAAAATATCTTTATGAACAAGAGATGAGAGATATTCAACGATTTTCCGAATACGCGAAAGAAAAAACAGAAGAAATCCGAAACGAACAAATAAAAAAAAATGACAGTCTTACTAGTTGATGGGGATAACCTATTAACGATAGGGTTTTACGGGGTTAAAAATTATTTTTACAAAGGTCAACATATTGGAGGAATATATCATTTCCTCAATACCCTTAGACTATCCTTTGACAATTATCGATTAGATAAGATTGTTGTCTTTTGGGATGGAGAGGATGGATCATCATCTAGGAAAAAAATATACAGTCATTACAAAGAATCAAGGAAATCAAGACTCAAAACAGAACATGAGATTGAATCTTATGATTATCAGAGAGCTAGAATAAAACAGTATTTAGAGGAAGTGTATGTCAGACAGGGTGAATACCCTTATTGCGAAACAGATGATTGTATAGCATACTACTGCCAAACTACACCCGATGAGAAAAAAATCATCTATTCATCAGACGGAGATCTAGCTCAACTCGTTAACGAAAAAGTACAATTATATAATCCTTCACATCGAAAGTTATACGGACCAAAAGAGGTGTTTGTTTATAACAAGGAAGAGGTTTTAATCGAGAACATATCTTTGGTTAAAATGCTATGTGGAGACTACTCTGACGATATTGCGGGAATAAAGGGAATGGGAATTAAAACCCTTAAAACTTTATTTCCTGAAATCGTAACTCAACCACTAACATTAGATTACATTCGATACAAGACTAATTTCTTATTCGAACAGGATAAGGAAAGTAAGATCGTAAAAAATCTAATTACGGGGGTTACTAAGTATGGTGTTTTTGGAGATGAATTTTTTGAAATCAATAATACCATAATAAGTTTAGATGAACCACTTTTAACCAATGAAGCAAAAGAAGGAATTAATGAAATAATTAATGAAAATCTTGACCCCGAAGGGAGGTCATATAAAAACACAATGAAAATGATGATGGAAGATGGGTTATTCAATGTATTACCTAAATCGGATGATGCTTGGATCAAATTTCTAAATCCTTTTCTAAAATTAACAAGGAAAGAAAAAAACAAAAAACAATTAAAATTTTTAAAAAAATAACATTATGCAAAATCAGGACACAACAAAATTTGAATTTATTTTAACTCTTGAAAAGAACATCGTAATTCAAAGATTTTTTAATGTAAATAATTATAATCCTTCGTCAAAAAATTCCATCGATCTTTATGATTCGGTGACATCAATTTGCGAAGAAATTGAGAGGGATTTAAAGAGTAAAACATTGGATGTGATGAATGATAACCCAGAATATGCTACGGAAGAGCAACGAGTAGAAGAGATTAAAAATGCAAAAGAAGAAAACTTTATATTACGAATAAAGTTGGGGGACTGTGTATTTATTTCTAGATTATTTCCTGCTCATGTTTATCATCCAAAAGTGAGATATTCGGTAGACATTAGACCAAAAGTTAGAAAAATTTTGGGGGAATTAACAAACGTATTGTCATCTAAAAGTTTAGAGGAAACTTATTTGGGTTACGAGTTAAAATAGAGATAAAAATATGAGTGAGAAAAATTTTGGTTATTTGGGGACGACATTTCAACAGTCGTTACTCAAAGCCATAATCGAGGATAAAAAGTTTGCAGTTACAATTATAGATGTTATCGATAGTAAGTATTTTGACGGTCCTTACTTCAAATATCTAATGGAGAATCTCAAAGAACTCTATACTGAGTATGGTTACGTTCCAAATTATGAGACTCTACAACAAAAAATTTTATCTGAAAATGTTAACACTACCGCTAAAGTCCATCTTGATACCTTAAATAGTATTAAAGATAAGGAATTTGATGGCGAGGCTCTCTATGTGAAGAAGACAGCATTGAATTTTTGCAGACAACAGGTTTTGAAAAGGGCATTAAAAGAATCAGAAGAGATTATGTCTAATGGTGATTTTGAAGAATATGATAAAATCGAGGGAAAAATTCAAACCGCATTACAAGTAGGTGTCACCAATGAAGATATGGTCGATATCGGTGATAATGTCTTGGACGCTCTTGAGGATGAATATAGAGTTCCATTCCCAACAGGAATCGTTGGAATTGATAACTTACTTAAAGGCGGGATAGCTCGAGGGGAAATGGCATTATTATTAGCACCAACAGGTATTGGTAAAACAACTTGGTTGACGATGATGGCGAACTCTGCATATGTTGCTGGGGCAAATGTGTTACACATATTTTTTGAGGATAATATGAATGACATTCGTAGAAAACATTATACGATTTGGACTGGTGTTGCTCCCGATGAGTTACCTAAACAAAAGGAATTTGTT